TATTGAAATATTAACTAACAGGTTAAATGAATTGGATTCATTGATAAGTGATATCTACAACAAAATGAATCGTAAAAAAGTATTGAAGGGGGAAATAGACTCGTTATCTTTCAGAATAGATTCAATGAATTCAGATATAGAAAATCTTAAGATACAGAAGCAGGAAATTGAAGAATCTGAATTTAAAATCAATGTGGAATCGATGAGAGTTGAGTTGCTTGAAAAATATGATGAGTTGAAAAAATTGAGGAAAACAGATGCTGATCTCAGAGATCAATTTAAAATATATGAAATTGTCAATGAAATTGTTTCTGATGAAGGTATAAAGTCCTATTTTTTTAAGAATTTTATTCCACTTTTGAATAATAAGATTAATGAATATCTGCAATTATTTGAAATCCCAATAACATTAAAATTTGATGAATTTATGGTTGAGAAAATTACTAACTATACAAATTTGAAGAATGATGTATCGTATATGTGTTATTCAGAAGGTGAAAAGAAAAGAATAGATTTAGCAATATTGCTTTCATTTATCAGTATAACAAAATCGATTTCTGATTGGAATTGTAATTTGTTAATGATAGATGAGTTGTTGGATAGTGCAATTGATGAATTTGGATTAGAAAAATTAGTTTTAAGTCTTAAAAAAATGGGAGAGGAGACAGGAGATATGTGTATATATGTTATTTCTCATAGACTTAAAAATGAATATAATAATATGTTTTCAAATAGGTTAACTATTAAAAAACAATTAAATCAGTTTTCAATAATAACCTAGAGGCAGGCGTTACTATGTCAGAGTATGTAAATAATAAAATCTTTAAAGAACTTCTTAAAAGGTACAAAAAAACAAAATCGAGAAATGATTATAACGAAATTGGTAAAATTTTTCTTCTTATATCCAGAAATTTTTTAAATAAGTCTTATTTCATAAATTATTCTGAAGATAGAAAACAAGAAATGATTTCAGATGCAGTCTTCTTTATGTGTAAATATATAGATAGATTTGATGTAAATAAAGATCATCCATTTTCATATTTTACTCAAGTAGCAAAGAATGCTTTTCTGCAGTACATAAATGAACGTAAAAAACAAGATGATATGTTTAAAAATATAGAATATATAGATCATATTGATGAATCGGAGATGTTAGGAAGAAATGAATAATGTTGCACTTTTGGCAGATACACATTTTGGAATAAGAAAAAATAGAGATATTTTTCTTGATAGTCAGATTAGATTTTTTAATGAAGTGTTCGTTCCTTATCTTAAGGATAACAATATAAAGGATGTCTTCATTTTAGGAGATCTATTTGATAATAGAAATACCTTGAATATTATGACTAAAAATAAAGTATTCAATTTATTTGATACAATCCTAAAGGATTTCAATTTTTTTATTTTGGTTGGAAATCATGACAGTTATTTTAATAGTTCCATTGATGTGAATTCATTAAAATTTTTTAGTAAATTTTCAAATGTTAAATTAATTGAAGAAATTACAGTGTATGAAATGTCGAATAAAAAGATATGTATGGTTCCTTGGATAGTTGATAATGATAAGTTTATTGACACATTTTCAAAAATTGATTGTGATATATGTTTAGGTCATTTTAACATAACTGGAAGCAGGATGAATAAAGTTAAACTCAGTGAAGATGGAATACCTAAAAACGTATTTTTGAATTGTAAAAAAGTCTTCTCTGGTCATTTTCATACCAGAAGTGTGCAGAAAATAGGTAATTGTGAAATTGTGTATGTTGGATCTCCTTATCAATTTGATCGTGGAGATATGGGAGAAGAAAGGGGATTTATAGATTTGGATTTAGATACACTGAATTACAAATATATAAATAATTCAAAATCGATAAAATTTGTAAAGATAAATTATCCGAATAAGTATTCTGAAGATGAAGTTAAAGGTAATTTGGTTGATATATATGTTAATGTTTCTGAAGATTTCAATGAAAAAAATTTTGAAAAATATCTATCTGGTTTTGAAAATTATGTAGTAGATACTCCTAATGTTTTTATGGTGAGTGAATCAAAACCTGAAGATATCAATTTCAAAATTACGGAACATAATATTAGTTCAATTCCAAAATTAATAGAAAGTTATGTTAAAACATTAAAAATAGAAAATTATGAAGAAGTTTTTTCTTATCTAATTGAATTGTATAAAGAAGCAATTGGAGAAGATAGTGAGGTATAGAGGATTATATATGAATAAATTAAAATTAACAAGTAATTTAATTGAATTTGAACAACAACTATTAAACCCAAATAGTGAATTTCATGTAAATAACTTGAATATGAAAAATGATGGGATTAAGAGATTAAAAAAAAATTATGTTTTGTCATTTGTGAGTGATCCGTCAGGATGTGGTCATATTCGAAACGTATTTCCAATGTCATATTTAAATGCTCAATTTGGGAAAACAGGAAAATTTAATTTAATATTATCTCCAATTCCTACATTTGAACCTGAAATTCTTCTGAAAAGTAGAACTTTATTTTTTCAGAGATGGATGGCACCCGAAAGATTAGAAATAGTTAGGAGATATAAAACAATACAACAAAAGTTGAAATATAGAATGGTATTTGATATTGATGATTTTATTTGGAAGGGAGATGAAGAAGGAGAATATATTCCTGAATATAATTTTGGATCTGATGGTATAGACGATAATACTAGAAAATCGTGTGTAGAAATTATGAATTTGATGGATATTGTTTGTGTTAGTACAGAATTTTTAAAGGAATATATTGGTAATAAATTAGGTGTTAAAAATGAAATAATTGTTCTACCTAACGCAATACCTAAATTCTTTTGGGGAGATAGTAAAAAAATTCCAATTAGTGAGAAAATCAAATTTCCTAAAGTGATATATACAGGATCACCTACTCATTATCATAATCCTAAAAGACTTAAAGGTGATTGGAATAATGAATGGGTTGAATGGGTTATTAAGAATGTGAAAGATAAAAAAATTCAGTTTGTTTGTATGGGTGGTTTACCATTCTTTTTTGAAAGTATTAAAAATTGTGAAAATTTTAAAATTATTAACTGGATTAATAGTTTTCAATATCATCTAGCTGTCAGATCAGAAAATGCTGATTTTGGAATAGCACCATTAGTACCCAACTTCTTTAATTATTCAAAATCAGATTTGAAGCATATAGAATATTGTGCAGGAGGAATATTGAGTATTGGTACAGTTTTTAGAAATGGAAAGAGTTCTCCTTATGACAATAATATTGTTAAAACATATGAAGATATTACAGTTGAAGAAATAGATGAAATATTCGATCAATATACTGAACCAGATCAATATAACGATGTAATTCAAAAGCAATATGATATGCTTGATAAAAATGGAAGATGGTTAGAAAGTCCTCAGTATGTCAAGAGACTTCTACAAATTTTTTAAAAAAGTGTTGACATATAGAAAAAAACATATCATATTTAGTTTACGTTTAGAGAAGTCGGATTTTTGATTTTCATAGAGGATGATTATGGTAAGACCTAAAATAGATACAAAATCTAAAATATTATCAATATCACATAATGACCTTGATGGAGTTGTATGTCAGATAATTCTAGGTCAGGTATATAAAAATATTCACTATATAAATGCCTCATTCTATAAGATAGATTCCATCCTTAAAGAAATACATTTTGATGAATATGATTATGTTTTTCTCACAGATATACATCCAGATGAACAAGAAAATCTTTATTTATCAGATAAAATAATAATGATAGATCATCATAAGTCTGCTAAGAATATGCATAATCCAAGTAAGTTTCATTATGTACTTACAGATTATTGTGCGTCTGTTTATGTCAAGAATTTCATAGAATCACTTTATAAAATTAAATTGACTCATTTAAATCAACTCGTATATTTAACCAATGATTATGATATGTATTATCTAAAAAATCCTAAGAGTAAATTGCTATATGATTTGATGTTCAATTTTTATAAACCACATAAATTTAGAAATGAATTTTTTAATGGTCGTACAAAATTCAACATAAATGAAATAGAATGGTTGAAAAAGAGAAGAAAAGAATACGAAAAGAGATGGAATAATCTTGATGTATATGAACTCAATTCCATTAAAGGATGTATCATAGAGCAATCAGATTTTATGAATGAAATTGCAGATAGATTAATCAATGAGGAATGTTACAGAGTCGTTTTAATCAGAAATCCATTTACACAGAGAGTTAGTATTAGACATAATATTGATAATTTTGATGCTGGTAAATTCTTAAAGGATAGAGGATGGGGTGGTGGTCATGAAAGAGCCGCAGGTATGTTCCTTGATGGAGAAGAAGATTTTCTATCAAAGATAAATATAATCGAAAAATATATAGCAAATAATTTTGATCTTGTGAGGATATAATGTTTTCTTTAATGTATTTGATTAATATATCAATCATGTATTTGTTCTGTTTTTCAATAAGTAGATTATTTGATATCATTTCTTTTGAACTATTAGATTATGTAATTAAAAATGGTGACGAAAGAATAAACCATTTAATTAGTAAACTTTTATGAAAGTAAATAGAACATGTCTTATTTTTTAGAATGTAAATGTGATTTAATTAATTGTCCAGTTTATAATAAATGTTGTTTTCTTCCCACTGAAGTTATGGACTACAAAAAATAAGAAATAAAGGTCTCTTTGAGAAAGATAATCTACATAATTTAGAAAAAATAGTCTTAGCATTACAGATATGTGAGGCATCGAAATGAGTTTTAAACGAATATTCTATGATTATAGACAAAATAAAATTTATCATTGGTTTATTGATGAAGATGGTAAAACTAAACGGGAAGAATTTCATCCTAAGATAGAATATTATGTTGCAGATTATACTAAAAAATCTCAAATAAAAGACATTTATGGTAATCCTGTGGTAATGGAAACTGTCGATAATAGATTCTTATTGAAAGATGTTAGAGGGCAATGTCAAACTTGTGAAACTAATATTTCTGAAGATATAAAATTTTTACAAAAGAGATATGGTAGTAAAGATTTGAAAGTAGATCTTAGTAAATTTCAAATTGCTACAATAGACATTGAGGTTCAAAGTGATAAAGAGTTTCCAAAACCTGAACATGCAAAATATCCTATAAATTTAATAACAGTTCACTTTTCAAAACAAGATAAATTATTTACTTTTGGACTTAGACCTTATACTGGTGATTCCAATCAAGTTAAGAATTACATATATTGTGCTGATGAAAAAATATTAATAAGAAATTTTATAAAATTATTTAGAAAAATGAAGGTAGATATTATAACTGGATGGTATTCACGTCTTTTTGATATACCATATATAATCAATAGATGTAATAAATTAAAAATAGAGGAATCATTATCACCTGTTGGAATATACAAAGAAAAGAATAAAGAAGCAGGATATCATATTGATGGTGGTGGTTATGAAATAGCAGGAGTATCTATACTCGATGGTCTAGATTTGTATAAGAATTTTGTATATGAAAAAGAAGTAGACTACAATTTAAATGCTATAGGATTGAAAGTAGTTAAAGAAGGTAAACTGCAATATGAAGGTACTATTAATGATTTGTGGAAAAATGATTGGAATAAATTTGTTGAGTATAATATTCAAGACGTATTATTGACTAAAAAAATAGAAGATAAGAAGAGACATATAGATTTAGCAATTACTCTTTGTTATCAATCTTTAGTTCCATTTGAAAAGGTATTTTCTTCTGTTAATTTAGTTACTGGTTCTATTATAAAATATCTCCATAGACATAACATGGTTTTGAATGATTTTGAAAGAAAAAAGAAAGAAGAAAAAATCCCAGGTGCATTCTGTTTTGCAAGACCCGGAAGTTACAAATATGTAATTAGTTTTGATGTAACATCTCTTTATCCACATATGGTTATGATGTGGAATATCTCTATAGAAAAATTATTAAAGGATATAGAATATATAACAGATGATATTCAAAAAACTCCATTATCAGAATATAAGACATGGGAAGTCAAAGATGGATCTATAAATGTGGGTGGTATTTACTATAAAAAAGATACAGTAGGAGTTCTTCCTGCAATTACTAAGGAAGTATTTGATCAAAGAATAGAGTTTAAAAATAAACAAGATATTGCAGATGATATTGAAAAAGGTGAATCTGTTGAGAAACTATATCAAAAATATGATATAAAATTGGTAGATGATGTTTTAAAAGAGGGATTTAAATCAAGTTACTATGATTCACAGCAGTTAGTTAGGAAAATCTGGATTAATGCTCTCTATGGTTGTATGACTAATGAATATTTTCCTCTTTTTAGTATAGAAAATGGAATGTCAGTGACTTTAGCAGGTCAGGAGTTGATAAAATATTTATCTAGTGGCATAAATGATTATTTGAAAGAATTTTGGGTTAAAGTAGCGAAAAATGTCTTTAATAAAGAAGTAAACGGTAATATAAAAGAAGATGTAATTCTGTTGACTGATACTGATAGTATTTATCTCCATTTAGATCCTCTTATTAATAGTTTGGGTCTTTCTTTTAAAGATAATAAGGAATTTGAACTATTTGCATTAAAATGTGAAAAGGAATTTCTGGAACCATTTTTCAAAAAAATTCTCCAGATATATGCAGATAGATATAAAGCAGAACAAATCATAAAGTTTAAAAGAGAAAATATAATTACTAAGATGATAGTTCTTGCTAAAAAGAAATATGCTATAGAAATTATTAATGATGGTAAAAAATCATATTTAGATAAACCTAAGATCAAGATTAAAGGAATAGAGGTTATAAAAACTGATACTTCATTGTTTAGTAGAGAATATTTGAAAAAGACTGTAGATTATATTTTCGAAACATGGAATATCTATAGATATGTAGACAATAAAGAATTGGTTTTGAAAAGGATTGCTGAAATAAAAGAAGAATTTTTAAAGCAAGATATACATAGAATTGCTATATGTAAAGGATGTAAAGAGTATACTAAATGGGTTAAAAATCCTATGAATGAATACATAGAAAATGGTCTTTCATATCTAAAGGGTATACCTATACAAGCAAGAGCCGCACAGAACTATAATTATTTAGTGGAAAAATATCAGTTACCTTTACAACAAATTTTCAATGGTAATAAAGTTAAATATGTATACATATTCGAAAATAATGAAATTCACCAGAATATTATAGGATTTATGGGAAGATTTCCAGAATTTTTTAAAGATAAATTTGAAGTCAATTATGAATTACAATGGGAGAAATCTTTTCTATCTATAATACAGAGATTTTTTGATGTGTTAGGATGGGGAAAGATCTCTTTGATACATACAGCTTTCGATGAAATGGAACAATTTTGTTCTTGACATTTTAAGAAAAAGATACAATATTAGAGTAGTATTATTATCAGTCAATTTTAGAGGAGGATTTTATAATGGCATTTGATCTTTATAAAGCAATTATGAGCGATAAGGGTTCTAAAAAGAAGAATACGGAAAATGATCCTTTAAGTTCTTATATTTTTAATGAGGATAATCAAGAGGAATTAGGTTTCTATTCTACTAATGTAATTAGTTTAAATTTATTATTTGCTGGAAGAGTAGATGGTGCTATACCGATAGGAAAGGTAAGTATGATTTCTGCTCCACCTACTTTGGGAAAATCAATTATTGCTATGTCAGTAATTAAAGGAGCACAGAGAATAAATCCTGATTTAGTTACAATTCTTATTGATGCAGAATATTCATTTGATTATAATGTTGCTAAAAAAATGAAACTTGATGTAAGTAAAGAAAAATTGATAGTATATCAAGAAAGTAGTATAGAAAAAGTTAAGAATATTATTCTCAAAACTATTAATTTAGTTCCAAAAGAAGAAAGAAAAAATATTCTCATTGTTATCGATTCATGGGGAACATTAGTCTCTTCTAAAACTATAGATGATGGTTTGGCAGGTAAAGATGTTACAGATATGACTCTTCCTAAAAAGAAAAATGATCTTGCTAATATATTATTGAATACTCGTGCTACTGCATTTGTTGTAAATCATGTTTATATGAATACTGGTGGATTTGGAGATCCACTTCAGATTCCAGGTGGTATGAGATTGATTTTTAATTCATCTTGTATAGTTTTGGGTACATCAAGAGCAAAAGAAAAAGATGATAAAAAGAATTTACTTGGACATATCATTTCTGCTCAAACATTTAAATCAAGATATTCTAAAGAAAAAACTTGTTTGCAATTTAGGATGAAACATAATGGTGGTCTCGATCCATTTTATGGAATTCTTGACGATGCTCTTGAGGGAGGATATGTCATCAGTGGTAGAGTACTTGACGAAAAAGAAACTAAAAAGAAGGGTGAAAAGGTTTACAAAGAAAAGGCAGGAACTTATCAAAGAGCACATATTGAAGATGATACTCCTTTGAAAGAAGAAGATATTTATAATGCTAAATTTTGGGTTCCTATTTTTGAACAGACAGACTTTAAAAAATATTTGGAAGACAAATATCAATTTAGAGCAGATTTTGATATAGTTACTCAGGAAGAAGATTTAAATAAAATTGTTTAAGGGATACAAAATATGTCAAATGAAAAAGAAGAAATGTTAAGTCCTATATTTTATGAACAAGTTCTAATTAAGTTTTTGTTTACATCTGTAGAGATAAGGGAGAAAATTCTTCCTTATCTTACAGAAGCAGTTTTTGATGATAAACTTAATATGAATATAGTTAGTAAAATTCTTTCATTTCAGAGTAAGTATAATAAATTTCCAACTTTTCAGGAAATGAAGTTATATATATCAGATGAAGATACGTTTGATAGGTTGGTAGAAATTATCAATCTTGATTTAACTGAATATACTCATGAGTTTATAATCGAACAGATTGAAGAATGGTTTAAAGGTAAAAAAATACATGAAGTAAATTTGGAAATCTCTATGAATTTGAACGAAGGAGATTTTTCAAAAGTTATGGATTGTGTTGATAAGTTGAGAGAATCTTGCAATTTTTCTTTCAATACAACCATAGGATTAGATTTTTTTGAATCTGAAGAAGAACTATATAATTTTCTCCATAATAAAGATAGGGTGATCTCTTCAGGATTAAAATCTCTTGATAGATGTATTGATGGTGGGTTTCATGAAAAATCATTAACTTTGTTTATGGCAGAATGTGTAGATGAAAATACTAAAGTAAAAATAAGAATTAGAAAAAAATCATGATTTATCTAAAGAATTGGGTAAATTATTTTTTGATAATTATTTAAAGAATATGTCTAAATCTCAAAAAGAATCATATTTAAAAACTAATAGAAGAGCAAAATATGAACATTTTTTTACTCCTTATTGGATTAAAAAAGGATTTACAGAAGAGGAGGCAATATCGATTATTGAAGAAAGAAAAAATAAAGCAAAAATAAAAGCAATTGAATCTATGAAAAATAATTCCGATAGAACAAGAACTCAATTAGGTTACTGGATTAAAAAAGGATTTACAGAAGAAGCACTAATAAAACTTAATAAAGAACAGTCTACATTTTCTAAACAAAAGTGTATTGAAAAATATGGCGAAGAAAAAGGAATAGAAATTTGGAAAAAGAGACAAGACAAATGGCAACAAACATTAAATTCTAAATCTAAGGAGTTTCTATATGAGTGATACTTGGGTAGAAAAAGAAGTTTCTATAAAAGATATAAAAAAATTATTAGAAGAATATAATGTTCAAGTAGATTCTCCTGATGGATGGGTTGATGTAACTCATTATGTAGAAAAGGGAAGAAAACGAGCTTGGAAATTATTAATAGATGATAAAGAGTTATTATCTAGTGGTAAACATTTATATGAAACTAATTTTGGGTGGAAACATGCTAAATTTTTAGATCATCGAATTCATAAAATTTTATGTAATGATGGTAAATTTCATTCTTTTAATATTAATAAAACTGATAAATTTATAAATGTTGTTGATATTAGAGTTAATCATCCAAATCATAGATATTATACAAACGGAATAAGTTCTCATAATACAAATCTTGGCAAAACGCTGGTTATGTCATCTCTTGCTACCAATAATACCTTAAATAATAAGAATGTATTGTACATAACTTGTGAAATGTCTAAGCATAAGATTTCAGAAAGAATAATGGCAAATATGTTCGATTTAGAAATTAATGATCTTAAAAATTTAGATAAAAAAGAATTTCATTCTTATTTTGAACACGTTAAAAAGATTGTAAAAAGTAAATTTTTTATTGAAGAATATCCAACTAAGAGTATTAATGCTAATCATATCAGAAATCTTGTAAAAGAACTTAAGACAAAAAAGAAATTTATTCCAGATATTATATATATTGACTATATAGAAATAATGAATCCTATTCACAGATATAAAGGGGATGGATCTTATTCTGAAATTAAAAGAATATCTGAGGAAGTGAGAGCGGTTGCTGTAGAATTAGGTATTCCTATTGTTAGTGCAGTACAAACAAATAGAGGTGGAATTGGTTCTGCTCAAATTGATTTGACAGATATAAGTCAATCTATAGGAACTGCGGCTACTGCCGATATTATAATCGGAATAACACAAACAGAGGAATTAAGAGAAAAGTGTTTATTTTCTTGGATGATATTGAAAAATAGATATGGAATTAATAAAAAAGGATTCCGAGTATGTGTTGATTATTACAAGATGAGAATTTGGGAAACAGATCAAGAAAATGGATCAGAAGTAAAGGACTATAGTAAGAATCCTAAAAGTGTAAATGAGAAAAATAACGAATTTAAATCTGATATAGATGATACAATTTTATTGATAGATGATTTTAATATTAACAATAAGAATAAGATGTTGGATAAATTGGGAGATATAAATATATGAAAAACATAAAAATAGTAATGGTTAAACCCGAAAAGGTAATTCAGAGAACAAACGAAAATGAATTATTTGATGATATATCACGTCAGGAATATTTTAAGTGGATGGAAAATCAAGGGTTTTCATATGAAAATTTGATGAAATTATTTGAGAATAAAAGGATCAGTAGTATAGAGCAGAATCGCTTTAATTCAATATTGAAACGTGCTAAATATGAGATTAATGTTGATATATACGAGAGTGTCTTATATTTAGAAGAACAATTTGTAAAGATGAAAAAGATCCTGAATTTATTAGATGATGAACTTAGATATTTACTTAGAACTGAAATGGAAGAAAAATATAAAATAAAAACAGATAAAACCAATTTTGATGAAATGGAATAATTAATGAATAAAACCATTAATTCTTCAATTAAGGCATATAGTGTTTATAATAACTTAGTTCGTATGACAAAGGAATTAATTGAAGTTGATGTTGAAGAAAGAGTTTATTGTAATTGTACAGAAGAGTATAAATTATTCTTCAAAAGAATTTATAATGATATAGAAAATAACTATTATGGATATAGGGAATATATCATTTTTATTTTATATAATCTAATATTTAAAAATAGTGTAGATTTATCTGGCAACATGACCAAAAAAATTTACAAAGTAATGAAATTATTTACAAGAGAACAATTAGAAATAGATAAAAATGTTATACTTGAATTAAATAGAAAAAGAAGATTTGGATCAGATCCAGAAAGAGAATTGTTTGAGATAAAAGAAGTGGGATATTCTCTGGTATACAAACTTATAGTTACAAAAAAGAAAAATAGTGATGAAAAAATAATATCTCCAATTTTTTTTATAAATTATGGAAAAAAGTTCTTGACAAAACAAAAAAAAGATATCATATTAAGTGATGATTCTTTTAAAGATGATAATTACAAACGATTTGAGTTTATATCAAATCAGATTTTAAAATATCTTGATGGAGGTTTTTATGAATGTAAAAAGATTTTCGTATGATTGTGAAAAAGCTAGAACAAAAACTATAGAGAATTCTGAAAAGAAAAACAAAAGGAATTTTAAGGATGATAGATTTTATTATCCTCAGATTAAGGATGATGGAACTGCGGAAGCAATTATTAGATTTTTGCCTCCTAAGTTCAAAGGTGAAACTCAACTTTATGATCTTCCATATGTTGAATTTTACAAACATAGTTTTCTTGGAAGTGCTGGATGGTTTATTCAGGATTGTCCTAAAACAATAAAAAAGGCTTGTCCTGTTTGTGAAGATGTTAGTAATCTTTATAATATTGGAGATAAGCGTAATGGTTCTCAAAGATCTAAAAAGGTTGATTATATAGTAAACATTCTTGTGGTTAAAGATCCACAGAATCCTGAGAATAATGGAAAAGTATTTTTGTATAGATTTGGTAAAAAAATTTGGGAAAAGATTTGTGGTAAATGGTGTCCAAAACCTGATAGTATTGATGAACCTTTGGATATTTGGAGTTATTACGAAGGTGCTAATTTTAAACTAAAAATTAAAAGAACTGCTAAAGATGAGAATGGTAAATCTTATCCTGATTATAGTACATCGGAGTGGTGTGCTCCTTCTTCTCTTTCAGATGAAATTGCTGAGAGGTGTAATGAACAAATGGTAGATTTGAATGAATTTTTAGATCCATCTAGATTTAAATCTTATGATGATCTCAAAGAAAATTATCTGAAGAAAGTCGGAGTTTCTGGAAATGCATCAAGTTTATCAGATGAATCTTATGATAGTAAAGAGGAAGATGTACCAATTGTTGTCAATGAAGAGGAAGTTGAAGAAGATGATGATTTCTTCAATAGACTTCGTAACGAAAATAATTTTAATAGTTAATAATTAGAAAATATGATGTAAAATATAAGGTGAAAGATTATTCTTTCACCTTTTTCTTAATTACATATTGAGTTAGGAAATAAAATGAATTTTAGGGCAATATTTAAAGATGATGAAAATCTCGATAAACAAATAAGAATTGTATTAATGTCATATTTTCATAATGCTAATATCAACAATCCTCTAAAATATAATTTCAGATGTAATGTGTGTGGTGATTCTAAGAAATCACAAAGAAAAAAACGTGGTTACATTTTGAAATATAAATCTCCTTGGGTCTATTACTGTCATAATTGTGGTGCTAGTATGACAGCATCTATGTGGTTGAAAAATTATTTTCCTATCAATTACAAAGAATATGTTAAAGATTCCTTAAGTAAAAATCAATATAATCAACCAGAAAAATATGAAAATAAAATGTTGCAATATAAAAAACAAATTGAGGAAAGCAAAAAAACAGATGCTGAAAAAGATAGAGAAGATATGAGATTTTTTGTTTCTATCATCAAAGGTCAAGATAAGATTTTTGAAATTGCTAGAAAACAATGTATAGATCGGTTGATTCCTGAAGATGTCTGGAAAAAATGGTATGTTGCTATAGATGGAACTTATAAAAATAGAATAATAATACCTTTCTTTGATGATAAAGATTCTATCTATTATTATCAAGGTAGAGCAATATATAAAATTATGCTTCCGAAATATCTATCGAGAAGAGGATTAGAACATAATAATATTTACAACTATTATTTAGTTGATAGAAATCATCCTGTTATTGTTCAGGAAGGTATAATCGATTGTTTATTTGTGGAGAATTCTATAGGAATGACAGGTCTTAAAATAGATGATTCTAAATTATTAGATTTTCCTAAGAAA